GGAGTTCTAATAGGATTACCAAAATTTGCCAGTGCAAATCATTTACCAGTAATGTATGTTCAAGTGCCTCAGTGGGCAGACGATTGGGCAGTGTGTGCTGTAGATATACCTGATGCAAAATGTCATTGGTATGTTATGGCTCCAGACAATACATTTGGTGAGGGTTTTGATTGGGAAGAAGCACCTTGGTTTGATGCTAATGGACTAAATGATATTGCACCCATGCAAGCAAAAACAGTTGTAGAGAGGTTACAAGAACGATGACAAATCCATTTGACGGGTTAGATGAAGAATTTGGTGTAGAGAAATCTGCATTACAAAAACATGTTGAAAAAGTAAAACCTGTAATTAAAAAATCTGATGATGAAGACGTTAAATCTGACTATGAGGTTTCTCGTGCTGCATTGCATAGTCTTGTGATGAAAGGTCAACAGGCAGTTGATGGTATTTTAGATGTTGCAGAAGCATCTGATCATCCTCGTGCATATGAAGTAGCAGGTCAACTTATTAAGAACGTTGCAGATACTGCTGACAAGTTAATTGATCTTCAGAAAAAAATGAAAGATCTTGATGCAGAAGATAAAAAGAATACACCATCTACAGTTAATAATACCATGTTTATTGGTAGCACTGCAGAGTTACAAAAGATGTTAAAGAAACAAAAAGAGATAAATAATACCGACACGAAATAACGAGACACGACATGTCAGTTCTAAATGTACTAAGCACTAATACAGTTGCAGCAGGTGCAACTGAATATCAAGTTATCCAAACAGGATATTACAGAGTTGGATCTACTGCAGGTGCAGCAACTGTATCACTTAATGGTGGTCCTGCAATCACACTTGTTCAGAATGAATTCATTCTTCTCAAAGGTGGAAAACCTGGTCAAGCAAAGATTGTAAAAGCAGTATCTGATTCTACTGGTGACTATATCCTAGGTCATCATATACAGGCAACAGGTGACGCACATCCATTCTCAACTGGTGATTTTATTGCAGTTGAAGATAACAGCACATCACCCGCTATTGATAGTAACTTTCTTTCTGCAGGAACTGCAGGTAAAAAGATCACTGCTGTCACAGGAAATACAATCGCTACTGATATCGATTCATCAAGTGCATCAGCAGATTATACTTTTGCTTTCTCAGGTCCTCAAGCGATCGTGAAAAGATGCATCAAGATCGTAGCTGCAACAAGTGCAGTGATCATTGAAGAAATTCAAGTCGTTGGTGGCTAATGCAAGAGGCGAAGAAATACTACGGAGGTAAGGACACCAAACCAAAAGGTTTTGGTGTTCCCGAACTTGGTCCTGTTAACCAAGAAGCAGAGAGAATTATCCGTGGTATGAAACGTCAAAGTGGATCTAGATTTAAAAAACTGTATGGTAAGCGTGACAAAGATGTCATGACTTTAACCGCTAACAAACTGGCACTAAAAGACAATCTGAAAGTTATGTATTACAAAGATTTCATAGATTTAGTTGAAGGTAATCCTACTACTAGGATGCTGACAAAATCTAAAACCCAAACTACTGGGAATATTTCTGCTGATCGTGGTACAGATGAAAAGAAAAATAGAGCAAGTAGAAAATCACTTGAGAAAGATCTCAAGAAGAAAGGTATTGGATACAAAAAAGGAGTCGGAGAATATAAATATTCATCAGGTGAAGGCACAGGTCGTGAGGTCTCATACCAAACAAGTCCTGGCAAGGGAATGTCCAAACGTCGTTTCGGCAAAGTCATGCGTCGTCTTGGTAGAAAGCATGGTCAAGAATCAGTAATCACTAAGAAAGGTGATAAACCTGCAAGATTACATGATACTGAAAAGAAAAAACCTGATAAGTCTTTTACTTTAGGTAAATCAAAAGCAGGTAAAAATCCATCTGGTATGGGAGAAACTTCTGGCACAAAAGTTAGAAGTGGAAAACTATCTAAAAAAACTAATAAACCTGCAATCCATTATGGAAAATAATCTTACTGAAATTGCAATGAAGACCGATAAAAAGGTTCCTCTTGGACGTAAGACTAATCCTTATGGAAAGCGTGCTATACTAAAAATGGTCGGGTCATCAATTATGGATAGAGTAAAACAAAAAGCAAAAGCTTTAACAACAGTTCATTCAGAAGAGATGACTAAATCACAAATTAAAAAACGTGATGAGATTGCTGACTCCATGAGCACTAGAGAGTTCAATAAAAGATACGGTAAAGATCGTGGAAAGGATGTCAAGTACGCGACTGCTACTAAACTTGCTATGAAAAAAGAATCTAATGAAATTGTCGAGAAAAACAAAAGCGGTGATAGTTCTCTCCACGACTGGTTTTCTAAGAGTAAGTCTTCTGATGGGAAGCCTGGTTGGGTGCAACTCGGTGGTAAATATGCAGGAAAACCCTGTGCAAAACAACCTGGACAAACAACCAAACCAAAGTGCGGTTCCAGTAAAATGAAAAGAAACCTAAATAAGAAGGAAGAGGATGCTGCCTTCCGTCGCAAGAACAGACAAGATCCTAATCCCGATAGAAAAGGAAAAGCAATCAACGTGAAAACAGAATCTACAGAAATCCAGACAGAAGGCAAAAAAGACGCTTGTTATCACAAGGTCAAGTCTCGTTATTCAGTTTGGCCAAGTGCTTATGCAAGCGGTGCACTTGTCAAATGCCGAAAAGTTGGTGCAAAGAATTGGGGAAACAAATCTAAAAAAGAAGAATTTGAAGGTAAAAAATCTTTCCAAGAGTTTCAAACTGAAGGAAAGAAGTGTTGGAAAGGATATGAAAAAAAGGGAACCCAAACCTTATTCGGTAAAACGTACAATCGCTGCGTAAAGAAAGAAGAACATGAACTCGAAGAAGGAGCAGCATGGACAAAAAAATCAGGAAAAAATCAGTCAGGGGGACTTAACGAAAAAGGCAGAAAAAGTTACGAACGCGAAAATCCTGGATCTGACCTTAAAGCACCTAGCAAGAAGGTTGGAAACCCCCGTAGGGCATCGTTCTGTGCAAGAATGAAAGGGATGAAAAAGAAACTAACTTCTAAGAAGACTGCTAGTGATCCTGATTCAAGAATTAATAAAAGCTTGCGAGCTTGGAACTGTTAATATATAATAGAACTTATCTATAATAACTTCCGTATGGATGGATTATCTTCGGCTACATGTCCTACTTGTGGTGCACAATGGTTAGGTGGACAATTATATTGGTCAACAGGTAAGGAAGGAGATCCTCATGATCTCGCAGGTCTAGTTTGCAATACATTAAAAAATTACGGATACGATAAAGAAAAAGGTTGTATCAACCCATGTAAAGGTTCTGATAGTGGTCAAACATGGGAACATCGTCGTGGAATGATAGATGGTTTGTTAGGAGAATATTAAGTGTATAGATAGTACATATACCTAATAATATGTTAAGAGCATTCAATACTATTGTTTTATCCGTAACAGTAGCGATTATTGATTTCTTGTATCGTGGTAGAGATTTTCAAAGATTTTGGGTGCTTGAGGAGATAGCTCGAGCACCCTATTTTGCGTTTTTGAGTGTCTTACATTTTCGAGAGTCAATGGGATTACGAGGACCAGATCACATTTATCTAATGGAGGAACATTTTGGTCAAACACTTAACGAAACAGAACATCTTGAACATATGGAAAGTCGGGGTGGCAATGCTTATTGGATTGATCGTGCTTTCGCCAAACACCTCGTCCTTATCTACTATTGGATCATGGTGGTTTATTATGGGTTATTTCCTGTATCTGCTTATGACCTAAATGAAAGAGTAGAGTGGCACGCTGCTCATACATATGAGGAATACCTAACAAGGTATCCAAATGACGAAGACATCATTAGAATAAGAGATGATGAAATCAAACACGCTCAAGAACTATCAAAAGCAATGGAGATGATTAAATGAGAACACTAACCAAAAACGAGTATAAATTAGTATTGGATGCTCTTTGGAAACGTCAGCGATGCTTTATCGCAGGTGATAGAATGTTCAAAGAATACGAGAAACTTATTGAGGAGTTTGAAAATGCCAGTCTATCGTGACTATGAGATTAGACTTAATCTCAATGAATTAATTGAACACAGGATTCCAACCTGTGACTTGCTGCATCCAGACCATTGTTTATCTGAAGCACAAGTGGCACAGATAGCACATGATATTAATATGGATTTGGATTTACATCCAATCTATCATCAGATTGATGATCATATCATGAGATATGTAAAGGCAGCAGGTATTGATAACTCAGATCACTGGGTTGAGAAAAAATTAAAAGATTTAGATCCATGAAAGGAATGAAACCTACCGAATCTTCTGAACAACTGATTCAACGTTTTACCAAACGTACTATGCAGTT